ATTATATTGCCTATTAAAAAGGTCGCTACTGCGGTTACGGTTCCCCATATCCAAAATCTAATTTTAATAAAAAATACATCAGCAGAGTGCGCCCTTGACAAATCATATGCCAAAGATTGTTCGTCTACTCCTAAGAGTCTATCTAACAAAAGGAATCACCCTCATTCTAAAGCCTGTAAAAATGACTCAGATACTTCATCATATCCTTGTTGGGGCTGACTACTATAGTAACCAAAGTTTCGCCCCTTCATTGATTCACGAATTTTTTGCTTCTGTTGTTCATCTCTATTCTTCTTTTCCCAATACATTTCTATTTTACGATTTAATAACCACATTTCAAATCTTTCATTAACTATCATATCAAAAATAGACTTCTGCATCATAATAACTCCAACGGTAATTAATCCAAATAACATTGCGTGAGTTACCGCACTAAATGGTAACTGCCATCCGTAGACTGAATAGAAGTAAACATTAGTTCCTGCCATTGCTCCTACATACATTATAGTCATTATTAGTCGTGTGTCTTTATCTATTGCTGCCATATACATTCCTCTTTTTAATTAAACTCCACAGTAAAGGTTGTGCCAGTTCCTGCAACATCAGTTATATCTGCAAACAACCCAGTTCTAAAGATTACACCATGCATATCTGATTCAGCATAAGCGGCACCTTTAGAAGCCAAACCAACATATAGTAATCCTATCATGTTAGCATCGTTACATGCTCCCTGTGATAAACAGTCATGTAAAGTTACATAACCAGTATCTGTTCCTGTGGAATATCCATGAACGCTGATTAATTTACCAGCCCCTGTAAAAATAAGAGTATCCGCACTAATTGCCCCGCTACTTCTGCATCCACCAATTCCTGCCATACACTTTCCTCCTATCTATTATTAATTAAAGGTCACTAAGAATTTAGTAGCCGTACCAGTTACATGAGTAACATCTGCGAATATTCCATGTTGAAATCTAACACCATGTAAATCTGCTTCAGCATAATTACCACCACTAGCAGTAGTACCAACATATAATACACCAATAGTATTAGCCGCAGTTTTTGCTCCAGAAGTTAAACAATCATGTATAACTACATAACCAGTATTATCAACTGGGCCAGTAGTAACAGCAGAGAATCCCGTAATACTGATTAGTTTACCTGAACCAGTATAAAGTAGAGCATCTGCCGTAAATGCGCCAGTACTTCTACAACCACCAATACCAGTCATTTTAGAACCTCTCGTTAAAATGGCCTAAGCCCTTTAACTGTATAAGTCTACTCATCAGAGGAAGAATCAACAATATTGGTTTCTTCAACTACTGGTTCTTCTACAATTATCTCTTCGACAACCACTTCTTCCTTTTTAGGTTTTACACCTTTAAGAGTACTCTTTACTGCCTCAGTTGCCTTTTTAGTTAGAGTCTTCTTAGGTTTAATTCCTTTAGGAAGAATCCTATCTTTAACTGTAGTTTTATCGACACTTAGTTTCTTAGACATATTTTCTAATACTGATTCATCCATATCTTTGAAATCACCATCTTCAAAATCTACTTTAATATTATGAGAATCCATATACAACATAGCATTGTGAGTAGATATTTCAGTAGGAACGCCCACTTCTAGAAGTACTCCTTCTATAGTGGTAAAGGTTCCACCTGCTTGTGAAGTTGGCTCTAATAGAGTAGCCTTAGCCATCTAAGAACACCTCAAATGTTTCCGAATGCTTTTAATCTAATACTACCTAGCGTCTGCGCCAAAACAGCGGCGATATCTGCACCACCAACAAGAGAAGCACCTAAGAGTGTACTATTGTTGTCAGCATTGGTGTTAAAAGCATAAAGATAAACATGTTGTCCGTTATCTCTAGGAGCGGTTATTACATACCTTTCTTGTAATTTTTCCTGACCAACTATCTCTACATGAGTGAAACTAGAAAGTCCAAATGAACTAGCCAAAATCTTTTCTCCAGCGTGGGTCACAACTTCTCCGCCACCAGTATCAGCAGTTATTGCTGTATCCGCTTGAACTTCAATGACGGTATCGTTAGTTTCAAAAGCCTTAATCTGTAGCAAATGTGCATCGTTAGCACCTGCTGAACCGACTATAGTAAAGTAATCACCCACTACAAATCCATCATCAACGAAAGAACCAGAGGCTCTTGTTAATTTCTCATTCGTAGTAGCGTCAATATTTACAGATACGCTAGCAGGTGAACCCATTCGGTAAAGAGTTGTCGCCATATCTCCTACAGCCACATATTCATCTCCCACCACCGATGGGCGGGTTTGTCCCTTATGGTCAGCGACCAATGTTATAGTATGAGTCAACTAAATCACCTCAGAATAAGTTGGTAATCTTACCTTGTCCCTTGAAGAAAGTACATCCAGTCTCTCCCATTGTTCGGTAAAGACCTCTGTTTCCTAGAACACCTACACCGAATGGGTTTCCGTGAGAAATACCATCCTCGAAGTATTGTGTTGGCTTCATAGTAGCAAACCATAGATGGTCTGTATCTAGTAAGAGCATATCAGATAGTTTAGTTCCAGTGTAACCACCAGTTGTAGGCATATCCTTTGCAGGAATTAGTGGGATATCGTAGTATGTTGCAACACGGAATCCTACTTCAGCACCCTTTACACCTTTAACACCATTATGAGTTGGCATAACTTCCTTAGAATCCATGAATCTCTCTTGACTTTGTAGCAAATCAGACAATGCTTGAATGGTATCATATCCAGTTAGGATAACCTTTGGAGTTCCACCGTTCAATCGTAGACTCTGAATTGTTGAGTTAATTGTGCTTAGAGTAAATTGTCGTCCAGCAGTAGCATAACTTCCACCGAAGTTAACTTCAGCATCTAGGTAAGAAGCCGCACTACGGGTTGCTCCGTAAAGAATCTTAGCATCATCATCAGTTGTTGCATAGTTTGTTGTTCCACCAAGAGCAGAGACATTGTGAATACCAACTGTATCTGATAATTCAGTGAATGAACTTACAATCTTCATTAATGATGTGTAGTTTTCTCTAATTCTTCCGCTAGATGTATCAGCACCTAAACTGTCATACACTTCAAGAGGCATAACTAGCATCTTTGATTGCGATTCAGCGTGGTGCTTACCCATATCTTCACGGATAAGTTTCCTTAAGTCACCAATACCGTCATCAATCTTTGCCATCTCAGAAGCAAGTTCAGAATAATCGAACATGTGAGCAACAATCTTTGGATTCATATATAGAGTTGCATACTCAGGAGCCATTGCTTCTAATTGTGTACTATCTAATGCTTCATTTTCTCCAACGCCACCAATTAAGTCACCATCTGGAGAAGCATTACCTTGAGCATTACCAGTTGTAGTGTTAACTGAGAATGCTGCTCCACTTCCACCTTGAGGTCGTGCAGTCATTACTCTCCATCCACTTGATGTGTATGGCCTCTTTGGTAGAATAGCCAAAGGATTAATTTCTTGGTTAATCATAGCCCAAACTTTTTGACCGTAAACCATGTTGTAAAGAGCAGTTAGGTTAGATGCAGCAGTTCCGTTTAAGGTTAAAGCGTCACCACTAGAACCAACGAATCCACTATTTATTGAACCAACTACTCCAGCAGCCTTCAATAGATTTCCATTTGAGCCGCCACCATAGGTAGCCATCTCTAAGTCTCTCATTGTGTTAATGTATTTTGTCATCTTCTTCATCTCCATTTATTTTAAGGGGTTTAAAGTTGACCCTCCAACTTTTCTACAAGAGCGTTAATATCGCTCCAGTCCATCTTAGAGATTTCTTCTCCATTAGGAAGGTTTAGTTCAGCAACTGCTTCTTCTTGCTTACGGATAACAGTTTCTTGTTCGTCCTTAAGAGAAGTCAATAGGTCACTAAATTGTTTCTTTAGTTCAGCGACTTCTGATTTAGCATCATAGTTAGACTTTTCAATTTCTTCTGTCTTAGCAACCATTTCTGCATTGAATCTGTCTTGGAATCCATTTTTAACTGAATCGAAAGCCATCTTTTCTAGTTGTTCTGCTTTGAATTCAGCGTAAGCCTTCTCCAAGTTTTCAGCAGATAAGTCTAGAGTAGATTGCTCTTCGTACTTAGCCATGTATTTTCCATCGAGTTGTGGGTGAGAGTCATCAACATAGTCACCAGCGTTACCGGCTTCAACCTGACCTGTTGCCAAATCTGGTTTTGATTTCATCTCTGTATCCATCATCTCTGCTTCTTCTTTAGGCATGTTGGGATTCATATTCTCAACATCCTCTTCTGTGTCCATATATTCGTTCTTTTCCTCTTCGGTCATGTTAATTTCCCCGTTGGATGATTCAGCAGTTTTCTCTATGTTCTTTATAGGGTTTTCTATAGATTCTTTGTTTAAATCAGTAGAATCCTTATTTTCGTTCTTCTCTAAAACATCATTTAATGCATTCAGAGCCTTTTCAATCTCATTCATTTCTTTTTCACCTTTCTCCATTTTTAAGATGTCAAACTTTGCTTCAGGGTTAATACCCTTTTCACAAATAGTGACTTCGTGGAGTTCTAGTTTGGAGATTTCATTATACTCTCCATATTCTTTATGGTCTTTCTTTTTCTTTTCTAATGCTTGACCACCAATACTAAAGGAACGAAGAGAACCATCTCTTATCTCTCTCCCAACTTCTTTAGCCTTTTCAATATCCTCTCTCATTTTAATAACTACAAAGAAACCAACATCATCAACATTAGTCTTCCATAGTTTACCATTTTTATCTCGATATTCAGGAATAACTTCCCCTACTTGAACATTAGAATGATTAGTCATTACATTTCTAAACTTGGTGACTTTCATATATTTACCAACGGCTTCATTCAAAGCCTCTAAAGTTATTAAGTCGTTTTGTTTATCCACCATCTCAATAGAAGCATAACCACCAATAACTAAATCCTTAGATTTAAGAATAGTAAATGGGTCATGTCTTATTGCACTAACTGATTGCATAACAGCAGAACTCATGATAAACCGTTTCATAGGTTAACTATATTAATTGTTCCTAATCTGTAATTTGGCGAATTTATCTTTAGTTATATCCCAAACACCTTCATCTGAATCTGAATCTACAGGTTTGGTTTCCATACCAGTCCAAGCAAGCCACATATCTTTATCCTCTACAGGTATAACTCTAACATGGAATTTAGTATCGAACTTATTACCTTGTAATATATATTCATGATAACCATCCCTCTGCACTCCTAGTTCTACTTTACCAGAATCAATTAGTTTACCTTCTCTAAATCTAGTTTCTATTTGGGCAGGGTATTTACCAGATTTACCAAACAAAGAGAATATGTCTTCATCGGTTTCTATGCCTATTTCCCAACCAATAGTCTCTTTACCCAAATTAAATAATATAGATAAGTTATCATTATCTTTACGATATAATTTAAATTCTCCTTTTCTATACTCTTCAGGAGTTTTATATTTCTTTTCTATTATATCGAATTCAGCCATGAATACTTTATCATCTTCATCATAAGTAATATCCTCTAACTGTTTTAACCAAGAGTTTAACTTCTTTGGTTTAGCATCAAAAATATTATTATAAGATTTCATGTGATTTCTAACTACAAACTCTTCTATATCTTTGAAGGGTCTTTTATTATTAGACATTAAGAAATTTTTAATCGCTAATCTAAATGCTCCCTTTTCTCTTTTTAGCATCTCTTCTATTTGACCTTTCCAAACATCAATATCCAAGATAGCATTCTTAGCCATTAGATTATTTTCCTCAAACCCATAAAAAGTAAACCCATCTAAATCAGATTTAATAATAGCAGTAACATCTCCATGTATAACATCAGAAATAGAATACCCTTTTTCTAGAGCCTTAATATCATAATTCAAAGATTTCTTAGTATCTAATGATAATAATTCTAGAGTTATTAATTTTTCAGGCAACTCTACCTCTGGTATTTCTATAACTTTAGCAGAGAATAATTTATACCCACCCTCCTTATCCTTTTTAACTTCATCAATTTTAACTCTAATGATACTACCGACTTCTACATCAGTTTTAGTATTAAGAGCCTTACCTACATTCAAGTATTTTCGGTCATTAATTACTTTAGTATTTTTGAAATCGTCATCTTCGGTTAATGGTCCGGCTCCTAATGTGTAAGTGAACATATCAGATTTAGTGGTTTTCTTATCTAAAACTATTAAATCTAAGTCTACGAACTTCTTCCATTTAATCCACTTAGGATTCTTTTTAGTACCAATGAAGTAAGTAGAAGTTATATCTTTTATTACTACCCCTTCAGCAGTAGGTATATCCATTATTTCTTCAGAGTATTCCTCAACTTCCTTTATGGAATCAGCATATCTAGTATCTTTCTTAGAAGGGAATGCTAGTTTTTCATCTGAATGGGTGGAATAATTATTGAATAGTATAGTTAATCTTTCTTTTAATTCTTCATCGTGTAAATCTCTATCTTCATGCCTCATAATATCAAAGACATGCGCTCTTAATTCAGTATCAGAATCTTTACCTTTGAAAATTTTAGCCACTACTTCTGCTCTATGTAATGGTTCTTTACCATCAAATAACATTAGTTCTGCGTCAAGAATACAATCTCCAAAATGTTTAGCCTTCATAATCTTGACTTGATTAGGGCATTTTTCAGTTATATCTTTCCCATTAAAAGAATAAATTTTAACCTGCTCATCTATTTTATGAATCTGAATTCTCATACCATCGTATTTCTCTTGAACTACCCACTTTCCTGTGAATCCTCTTAGTTCTTCCAAATCACCGATATCAAAAATCCTATACATTGGTTTGTTAGGAACTAGAAAATGCCCCTCTGCTTTCTGTGCCTTCTCTAAACTAACTACTTTATTCCATGTGGAAGAACTATGATGAGCGACATATATCTCTTCTAATAATTTTCTAGCCGCTTTAAATTTACCAGTGATGCGCTTAGTATCTTTACCATCACCATAATGCTCCACAATGAAATCCATAACATC